AGAAGGTCCCTTTACTACACACATTGCAACTAGCCCGTCTACGTCTGCTGCCGCTTTTGTGGGAACAGCAGAGCGTGGTCCTTCAAGTCCTGCCCTTATTCAGTCTTGGAACTCTTACAAGACACAGTTTGGTGACCTTGATGTTAACTACGAAATGGGTTATGCCCTTTACCACTTCTTTGCAAATGGTGGTCGTACTGCTTATGTAAGCCGTGTTACTTCAGGAGCAAGTTCTTCTATTGCTGCTCTTGTAAACATTCAAGGAACAGTAGCCAGTGCTCCAGGAACAGTATTTAAACTTTCTGCTCCAAGCGTTGGCACATGGGGCAATGCCATTAGTGCCACTATCACTGCTGGTTTGGTATCAGGAAACACCCCAACATTTAACTTGGTAATTTCGTATGATGGAGTGCCTGTAGAAACCTGGTCTGAACTTAGCCTTGATGCTAACAACGCTCGGTACGCCCCAACAGTAGTTAACAACTATTCTGCATATGTAATCATGTCCAATGTTGGTGTTACCACTGCTGGAACTACTTACACAGTTACTCCAGTAGTTGCACCTCTTGCAACTGGCGCAAATGGTACTACTATTGTTGCAAGTGATTGGTCAACAGCACTTACAAAACTGGATGGAGTTGAAGGACAACTAGTCATTAACTTGGTTGGGCAAAGCAACACTACAATTGTCAACAACGCAATTGACTACGTTACGTTTACAGATTCTGAGTCTACACCAAATGCACGTAAAAACTCATTCTTAATTGTAGACCCTAACCCAGAACTAACTGTTGCTTCTGACATTGTTACGGCTGTTTCAGGATACACAGTGTCATCTTATGTTGCTGTCTACTACGGAATGCTCTCTATGACAAACCCAGCGGTTCGTGGTTCTGCTGCATTGCGTAACACCTACCCATGCGGTGCTATCGCTGGTCTATACCAGCGTGTAGACGCTGAACGAGGTGTTGGTCGGGCTGCTGCTGGTTATGGTTACACTCTCCAAAACACTTTTGGAACAGTTACTAACTTTACTGAAGCACAAGTTGGAACCCTTTATGCTGCACACATCAACACTCTTAAGAATGTTGCTGGCGCTGGCGTAATTGTCAATGGTGCTCGCACACTTAAAAAGACAGACATCACTAAGTACATCCCAAGCCGCCGTACCCTTAACTACGTTAAGGCTCAGGTTGAGGACCTTACAAAGCCCGCATTGTTCCAGCCAATTGGCGACCGCCTCTGGTCTAGCCTTGAAGGAAGCATTGCTAAAATGCTTTCTGGTTTGTGGTCTTCTGGGGCATTGAAAGGCCGTAGTGCTGCTGAAGCATTCTACGTTACTTGTGATGCCACAAATAACCCTCCCTATGTCGTTGAGGCAGGGGAAGTACACATTGAAGTAGGAGTTGCTTTAGCATCTCCTGCTGAATTCATTGTTATTAATGTAAGCCAATTCACTGGTGGCAACACCGTTACAGAAACACTCTAAGGAGAAAATAATGCCTTTAACACGCACAGACCCAATCCGTTCCTTTAAATTTGAGGTTCAGTTTTTAGTCCCAACGTTAACCACCCCATTAGGTACAAATGCACCAAATGTAACAGCCACTGCCCCAAATGGTGGTGCAGGAGCAAGTGCAACCACACTTAGTGAGTTTGCTGCTGGTCTTGGTAGCCTTGGTTTTGCTGCTATGAGCGGCTTGGCTGTTACCAACGAAGTTATCCAATACCGTGAAGGTGGCATGAACACCCACCCACACAAGATGGTTGGTCAAACAGACTTTGCTCCTATTTCATTTAACCGTGGTGTCTTTGAAGGCCAGGACCAATTGTGGAAGTGGCAACGCTTCTTGCACAACTGGCAAAGTGGTTCAACAGGCTCAACAGGTGGCAACGATTACCGTTGTGACGTAGTTGTGTATGTTTATGACCACCCACATTCTAATGCAAGTTACACCGACAACGTAGGTAACAACAGCGCAAACTTTATTGGTACTAAAAAACTTGGTATTAAAATCTTTAATGCATGGCCTGCATCATTTACCATGAGCGGACTAAACGCAAGTGGTAGCGAAATCATGGTTCATGAATTAAGCCTCGTACATGAAGGTTTTATCATTGAATATGATGCTGCAAAAATTGCAGCACTTGCTTCTGCTTCTTAATTAGTTTACTTAAAAGGAAAATAAAATGATTGAAACAAATACATCAGCAATTGATGCTGCCAACGAAGCCTTATCAGACCCCGCACCACGTATTAATAATGCCCCTGTAACAGAGGTTCTATTAATGCGTGGTGTTCTTCGTGATAGTCAATGGTTACAGGAATCTGTAATCCGTGAACTTAACGGAGAGGATGAAGAAGCAATTGCTTCTCTTACCAGCAAAAATGAACTTGTATATAGCGATTATATGACAGCACTCCTTAAAAGAGCAGTTGTATCTATTGGTAATGTACAAATGTCAGATGACCCCACAATGGTTGACGACTTACTAATTGGTGACCGTGACCTACTCTTTATTGGTGCCATGAAAGCAACCTATGGTCGTTTTCGTGAAATGGAAGTTGCTTGTGGAAATTGCAATGCAACTAACTTTGTAACCTTAAACCTTGAAGAAGACTTTAAGTTTGAAAGACCAACAGTTGATTGCACAAAGCCGCTAGAAGTAGAACTTCGTGATGGCTCTATTGCTAAACTTCGTTATCCAACAGGCTCTGATAGTTCATATGTTGCAAAAAACGCAAAAACTAACGCAGAACAAAATACTCTTATGTTGGCACGTTGTGCTGAATGGGGCGATGACAAACCAGCGGATGTCCAAAAATGGGCTAAAGCATTGGGTGTCAGCGATAGAAACAAGTTGGTACGGGCACTAACCACTAACCCTCCTGGGCCAAAGATGGAAGAGGTGAAAACTCAGTGTGCCAAATGCGAAGAAGACCTTCTTATTCTTATGGACTGGGTCTCACTTTTATTCAGTTAACCTAACGCTTACCTACTGGGAATACGAAACGATTGCCTCGCTTTATTCGGGGTTTGGTCTAAGTGACCTAAAAAATATGACAGTGCGACAACGGGCTTATTGGTACGCCATGGCTCGTTGGCGCAATAACCCCAGAGGCTAATGATGAGCGAAACACCTATAGGACAATCTAGTTTTGATACAGGCGGTGGTGCTGCCGTTGGCGAAGCCAGCAAAGTTTCCGCAAAAGGTAACAACCGCTTTCAAGCAGACACCCAAGCATTACACGAACTTGATACTGCTCTAACTAAAATCAACACCAACATTAACAAGTTAAAGACTGACCTTCCTAAGGTTATTAGTCTGACTGAACAATGGGCATCAAAGATGCGCATGGTTTCAAATGCAATGGGTGGTATGGGTGGCGGTGGAACCAGTCCTAATGGAGCCCCCGCTGGAACGCTTACTCAATCAGTTCTTGGTGGTGGCGGTGGACCTATGTTCCACTTTGGTGATATCAACACCAATCGCAGTCAAAACCTAACAATGATGGGTGGAGGCGGAAGTGGCGGAGGAAAAGGTGCTTCCGCAGCAGACATTGGTAAGCAAATTGCTTCCCAAGTAGCCTCTGCAATTGGTGCTGCTTTAAATAATCGCATTAGCGAAAACTCTAGTTACTCGCTATCTGCCAGTCGTTTGGACATGCTGACCCAGCAGACAAGCGGTATGAGCCGTCAAAGTCTTTATAACACACAACGCCAACCACTCCAACAGTACAAACTTGGTGCTGGTGGAATTAATAGTGTTTTGGCTTTGCAAGCATCAACAGGTATTGATGCATTAAAACAAGCCAAGAGCGTAGAGTCTCTTAGGGCTTCTTCGGGTTATGCATATAGCACGGACCAAATTAACCAAATGACTCGTGGCATGGCAAGTGCCCAATCTGCTAACCGTATGTTTATGACCATGGGTACAGGTATGTACGGCGTTGGCGGACAGCAAAAGAGCAGCATGACAGTTGTTAAAGATGTTGTACAACGTCTTGGACTAACTACAGAAAGCGCTTTAAAGGGTGCAATGGCTCCTGGCTCTATGACTCGTGAGCGTTTGCGCCAATCAGGGCTTCCTGAAGATATGCAAGACCTTGTCCTTCAGTATGCCCAACAAAACGTGGCGTACAAGAAAAAAGGTGGAGCGGGAATGTATGACGCTTCCAATAAAGGCATGCGTAAGACCATGGGTGTTGAAGATAGTTACGCAAACCAAAATGAAGAAACTGACCGTGTTAAGGGTAACCGTGAAGAGAACATGTATAAGCGTCAGGCTGACAACTATGCAGCCATGGAAAAAGGTATGCAATCCTTAACACGCACTATGGAAAAACTAGACAACGCCATGGCTGGTTTAATTGGTGCAAAGATTCGTACCCGTGGTATTGGTTCTTTAGTTAAAGGCGCATTGCCAATGGCAGGTACCATAGTTGGTGCTGGTCTTGGGGCTTTGGTTGGAAACCCAGTTGCTGGTGCCATGATTGGTAGTGCCGCAGGTAACTTTGGTGCAAGTGCAATTGGTGACCCTACAGGTGAAAAAGAAAGCAATGCTCAAAAACTAAACTCTAAGGCTAGTGGTACACCTGCCAACGTTACAAAAAGTCAGGGGGCTCTATCAAAACTTCATCCTAAGATGCGCCAAAAAGTAGAAGCAATGATGCGAGAAAACTCCAAACTTTATATTGGTGGTGGTGTTCGTTCTACCGCACAACAAAAAGCAATGTTCATGTCTAGGTACAAACCTACAACCGAAAAAACAGATGTCTTTTGGAAAGGACAATATTGGGAACGGCACACAGGTGCAGCAGCAGCCCCTCCAGGAATGTCTATGCATGAGATTGGTCTTGCCGCAGACATGGCTCCCGAATCTGAATTTGGATGGATAAAAGACAACGCACAACGTTTTGGTCTTCGGTCATTTTTTGATGTTAACGATGAGCCTTGGCACGTACAGCCTAGTGAACTCCCTGCATCTCGTATGCAATATGAGAAGAGCGGAGCGCCTTGGGGACACAATGGTCAAACAGCAGAGCCTACTGACCTTAAAGCAAACATTAGTAACCTTTTAGGAATAGAACACCCGTCTGGTAGTGGTGGCGGTGGACGAGGTACTGCTTCTCAAGTAAACATGAAGATTCAAGATTATTCAGGTTTGAGCATTAATGATGCTATTGATGCAATGGGACCACAAAGTGGAGGTTCCCGTGGAGGTTCAAGTGGTTCTTCAGGTATTGTTCGCACATCTTCTGTAGGTACCTCTAGTAACCTTGGAAGTAGCCGTAAAGGCTCAGGACCTCTAAGTGGTCCGCAAGTAGCAGCCATTATGTATAAAGCAGGGTTTAGAGGAAAACGTTTGGTAGAAGCAGTTGCTATTGCGCACCGAGAGTCTCGTTTTAACCCTACGTCTTTTGCTGATGACAGTGACGACCTTTCATATGGTTTGATGCAAATTAATATGAAGGGGTCTATGGGTCCAGGTCGTAGAAAAACCTACAACCTTAAAAAGAACGAAGATTTATTTAACCCTGATACCAACGCACAAGTTGCTTGGAAGTTGTCTGGGCATGGCAACAACTGGGACCATTGGAAACTAAACGGAGACCCATTAGCCAAGACTAACGTTCCACAAGCCGCTAAGTATGTTAAACAAGCGGGTTACGCTACAGCAGGTGACCCTAAACAAGGTGACCCAGTTAGTGGCATGGGTATGGGCAACAGTATGCCTAAACAAGCCCCCGCTGCTTCCACAGTACTTATTCAACAGCAGTCTGCACCATCTTCAACACCTGGAAATAGTTATAATGTTACAATTTCTCCAACGATACATTTACATGGTGGAAACAATACGGCTATGGATGCTCAAAAAATAAGTAGAGAAATTGCTGCTCACGTAGAACGACAGTTGCGTTTAACTTCACAGAGAGGCCGATAATGGCAGGATACTCAACAGACCAGTTTTTCAACTTTGCCCAATATGAAGATGGTTCACTTACCCCAAACACTCAGGATAACCCAAACTTTGCGTACCCTGGAAACCGTGCCCCCAATGTGTACGACCGTGCTGGGGACAAAACTAATTACAACCCAGGTGTTATCCAACGTGGTTTTATTCGTGGTATTTTTCCAGAAATTTTACAAGAGGCAGCAACAAACACTTTAAACAAAGCAAAAAAAACTGGATATGAAAACGCAAGAAACGGGATAGTTTCACGGCGTTGTTTCTTTCAATTTAATCCAAGCCTTATTTTACGTTCTGTAGAAGCAAGTACGACTGTTCTTAACCCTTTACTTCAGCCTGCAACAGAATTACTTCAACCTATTCCAGGTCAGGCTGCTTTTGAATTTCAATTGCTTTTCAATAGAGAACGTGAAGTGTCTAATGACAGAATGGCTTCAGGATTTAATGATAACACTGGAGACCCAACAATGTCTCCTACTACTAAAGCAATCACCTCACTAACAACTTACGGTGTTGGTGATAACGCCTACTCACAACAACATGTATCTGAACTTGGTGTTTTAACAGATTTGTATATTTTAGATTCAATTATTGGTCAATCTATTACTCAAGATTCTATTGCCGCTTTAACTAGTTATTGGGACATTACACAAAAAAACAAAGTAGCAACTAAATCTACCGTTGAAAATCAAGATGGAACTAAAACAGAAACAACTAATAATACAGATGGTTCCGTTGAAGTAAAAATTTTTAATAAAAGTAACACACTCATAAGTACCGAAAAAACAGACCCTGTAGAAGGTTTTGGTGATTTTGATTTTACTTCAGATGAAACTAAAAGGAAACTTGAAAGTGTTCTTGGTAACTCTGCATTCTTAAGCCCTTTGCCCGTTCGTATTGTTTTTTCATCTTTATTTATGGTTGAAGGTTTTGTAACATCTTCTAATGTTGCATTCCATAAATTTAATAGCAAAATGGTTCCAACCGTATGTAGTGTTACTTTAAACGTACAAGCACTTTACCTAGGATTTGCAAAAAGAGATTCGTATGTATCACAACAACTTGCAACACAACTACAAGCGTCTGCTGACCTTAAAGCAGATGACCTTAAAGCAAGAGCAATTGCACAAGAAGGTTTGAGAGAAGGCTTAAAAGTAAACTTAACTAGTATTATCCCACATGGAAGTACTTCTACCAACAGCCTTAACGCATGGTGGAGTAATGGGGTTACTAACAATTGGACATACGTAGGGCGAGAAATTGGGGCTCGTTTTGACTCCACCAGTCGTCCAGGTTTAAAAATATACATAACTGAAAATCTTAGAAAATTAGTGAAAAAAAGTGCAGTTCAAAACATTAAAATTGACAAAATTGAGTTATTATTTTTAAACAAAGATAACCTCCCTCCAAAGTATAAAGATGTACGACTACTTCAAAATTCTTTAGACAAAGGAATTATCCCTGGAAAATCACGAACAGGTAAAAAAATAGATATTTTAAGAACTGAAATAAATATTATTACAGACAAGGCTTTTAATAACAATCCAAATGGTTCAGGTATTAATGGTATACCTCCTGTAACTTTTATTGAATCCGCTAAAATTGAAAATTCAGGCATTGGTGCTAAAGATTCAAAAAATAAACCACTCAGACATTTTTGGCAATCAGCACCATTGACTGTTACTCCTGAACCAACTGACCATTTTGGAACAACAAACATAATGGTTGTAATGCTTGTTCAAATGTCTTGCAATTACACTTCTGGAACTCAAGACATTTCTGCTGAACGTGTTCGTATAACTAAGTCAGTTATTTTAGATAATGTAAACCCCACTACTAAAGATTTTATTGAAAAAAACAGTGGTGACCCAAGAACACAAAGTGGGTTGTCGGTATGATTATCAACGGTTCTCGGTACACTCAATCTGTTGTTACCTATGAAAACGAAGCAACACAAATTGCGGTATATGGTGCTACGTATACCCCACAAAGAATAACAACTATCACAACTAAGTCAGGTGATACCTTTCAGC